TCAGCTTCCGCTTGTATCTCTGCTTTCCTTGAAGCCACCGACATAGCCTTGGTTATACCTGCCTGTTGCAATGAATATCGATGTTACCTTATCATTATGAAAAACGAAAATTATACCCAGGTATGGATCCCCTGCGATAATATACTCGCTCGTAGTTTCGGAAGGATTTATCTCATATTCGTAAGCTTTTATAACTTCATCAACAGAACTGCCTATACCAATACATCTGTCGGTTTTTTGTTCGCTTGACGGTCCGATATAAATATAATTGGAATAAGTCGGCGTATCATTCATCGTTACAACATCAATTTCAACGTCCTGTTGGAAATACCATCTGTCAAATCCATCAAAACTAATCGTCTTATATGGTTCTCCAAGTACTTTGATAACAACATAGGGGTTAAAATCATCGCCGAACATGTTTAACAATGTATCAGCTTTAAGCTGTGCTCCAATTTTACCGTAATCTTTGTGAAAAGCTGCCCTTTCATCATTAAACTCGTTATCGAAGGAATAAGTGTACTCCCCTACAGCAATGAATATGGATGTAACAACATTGTTATCAATTACAAATATTAAGCCCAAGCTCTGCTCTCCGGCTACGATTTTGGTATCATTTGTTTGCTCCTGATTGATTTCGTCACTATATTCTTTCTTGACATCATCAGCGGCACTTCCTATTCCAATTCCTCTGTTTGTCTTGATATCACTTCTTGGGCCGATATAAACATAATTGTATAGCATAGGTGTATCGTTTGTCATAACAACATCTGCTTCAATATCCTGTTCGTAATACCATCTTTCGAATTCCTTCATCATAATTTTATCTACTGGTTGTCCAAGGACACCAACCATATTGTCGGCTGGTACAACTCCCCCAAACATCTTATCCATTATTTCTTCAACGAGATGAGCACCAATTTCATTATAATCCTTATGCACCGTCTCTGATGCTTGGCTGCTCGGCGGCGTAATTTCATTATCAAAAACGGTTTTTTTTTCTGTTGTACTGCAGGAAGATAATGTTAGGATCAGAAACAACGTTAAGTATAATCTTTTCATAATTCTCACCTTACGTTTAATTTCTTTAATATTATATGCATAATATGGTAATATCAACATTATATGGATTACAAAAATAGACAGAATATATCATCCTGTCTATTCTTGTTACTATTTTACTAATAAGTGCTTCCGCCCTTATGAGCGAAATCGCTTGGGATTGTCCCATAACCTGTGCCGCCGTTTATTCCATATCCTTTGATCGTAGGGTCGTTAGATTTCACTTCTACATAGCTAACTTCGTTACCATAGTTACCCTCAATTGTATATACTTGCGTCGTTCGTGGATCATAAGCCACTACAATACCGATATGGCGATCAATGATTTTATTACCGTATTCGTCAAGGACATATTGGCCATTTTCTTTCTGTACCATTCATAAAAGATCAAATCACCCGGACGTGGTATGTATCCGGTTTTACTCGTCATATATCTTTCATGGTCTTTATACCAGTTAATATAATTCCCTGTACTGGCAAAGTAGTATTTCTTATTTTCATCATTCTTAGCATGAGGAACTAAATCCACAGGCATATCAGCATCATCAGCGCACCAATCCACGTACATTGCACACCATGGTGCTTCATGGAGTTCTCCGTTTTGATCTATATAGTTACCGTTCAAACCAAACCATTCACCATACTTCGTCCAATTGTTCTCTCCGGCATTTGCCGTCTTATCCTCAAGATTATCGTTTGTAGCTTTCTCAACATATCCTTCTTCATTTTTTGAGGTATTAAGAAATTTATCAACTAACCGCGCGTGATTATGCAAGTATTCATCCGTCACAAAGCCAATCGCATCATTATTAAAGTAGTTTTGAGTATAATGATGCGTAAATTCATTGATCGGATCGAATACTCTGAAAAAGTTACGATTGACCTGTTCCTTGTTATATGCTGATATTGGATCGCGTGTGCTCTTTATGTCACTGTTGAAATCGCTGAGATCGAGCCTGTCTACGAAGATATCTGCCGGCGTTCTACCCGAGGTGGGTATGGTTGCCATCCTTCGCGCTTCCTCCATCAACGGGTCGGGCTCGTTATACCACAACTCACGGAGAGACCCCGGCGGCGTTTCCGCCGGGGCTTTTGCTGCTCTCCTGCCACCCTGTACCGCTCTGTTCCGCGGATTATTCCCGTTTTCGGCTTTTCTTCCCGTCATATTTGCCCTCCCGTTGCCATCTGCTGTTGCCAGAGCTTTTCAGCGTTGGCAATCTGCTGCGGCGTCCAGCCATAAGCCGCCATGCCTGCATAAACGCCTGTTCTTATGGCTGTTTCCAAAGCCCAGTTTCTATCTGCTTCGTATTTCTGGTTTTTGTCGTCCAGCTCTGTCTGCTGCTTTAACAACATATCGGCCCGGTTTTTTTCATAGCTGTTGTACAGCGCGGAGACTTTCGCCAGATTTCCCTCGGCGAAAGCCTGCGCCAGGTCTGTCTGGTACTGGGTCTGCAGGTTCGCCAGCTGCAGGTCGATGGCCGCCGTCGCGTCCGTCTGGGCCTGGGTGAGGGCGGCCAGGTTCCCCTGCAGCTGATTGGAGAAGGCCAGGGAGGCCTGTCCGCCGGCGCCGGAATTGAGACCGCTGGCGGCGGCGTATTCGTTAAAGTTCGCCCGCTGGGTCTCCGACTGGCCCGCGGTCTCATTTTTCGCCGCGGCATACGCGCCCGGCAGCTTCGCCTTTTCGGCGTTGAGGGTGTTGACGCTCTGATCGTAAGCGGCCTTGAGCTTCGCCTCGGTTATCTGACGCTGCTTTTCGTAAATTTCGTTGATATAAGCCTCGTCTGCGTTACCAGCATATCCGGTAGTCTTATCCGACCCACTCCCGTTCGGGTGGTCGCGTATCCATTGCTTTTGAAAATCAGACATGTAGCTTGTATTGACGGTCGGGTCGGGTTCACCTGTAACATATGTGCCGTCTTCGTTTACTCCTGTGATCTCATATGTCCCAACATATGTTATTACCTTGTCGCCAACTTCCAAGCCTTCCTGGGCCTTTCCGTCATCACCGACAATGTATTGTCCCACAGTCTATACCCCCTTTTGAGCGGCTGGCTTTTCGATGATCTGCAGCCGTGTTTCATGATTGTTCAACATGATTTCGTGCGCATGACATATCTCCGTAAGGCGTTCATGACATTCGCTGTTCTGCGCAGTCAGCTTTTCGAGATTTTCCTGCAGCGTCCCGACCGCGTCCGTCAGCCTGGTGATGCTGGTGTTCAGGTTGACCACCGGCCGGACCACCGTCAGGACAAGCCCGGTCAATGCGATGATGACCGTGACGACCGTCCATTCTGTCATTTGGAGCCCTCCTTTTTGAGCGCATCCAGCAGATTGAGGCGCTCCAGCAGGTTGTACAGGAGCTGGGCGGCCCCTTCCCGGGTGATGCATTGCCCCCAGCCGTAGTTGCCCGAACCGTCCCCGTTGACGACGCCCGCGCCGGTCAGGGCCCGGACCGCGTCACCCGCCCAGGCGCTGTGCGCCGTACCGGTGCCCTTGACAGAGGTCAGCTCCTTTTTCACTTCCTCGATGGTCATATCCGCATCCTCCTCATATTTCGGGTTTCCGTAACCCAGTATGCTTTTATAAGTTAAGGGATAGCTTTTTTCGGCCACGGCCCCGCCGTTGGCAACCAGCGACGCGCCGTCCGAGGTGTTGCCCTCGATGGTATGCACGCGCCCGGCCAGGACCCTTGTCACAATGCCCATATGGGCGGGCGTCTCCCCGTCGTGGGTGAAGTACACGATATCCCCCGGCTCCGGCAGGAAGCCCTCACGCGGATGCCACCGTCCCGCCCGCCGGAACCATGAGACGCCCACGGCGCAGGACGCGTGCTTCGGGATGATATCCGTCGGGATGCCGGACTTGTCGGCGCAATAGGACACGAACATGGCGCACCAGGGGCAGCCGTTCATGCTGTACCACTGCCCGAAAAGCGTGTAGTTGCCGCTGCCGGCGTTGGCTGTCGGTTCCTCCAGGCGGCTGTTGGTCGCTTTTTCGAGATAACCCGCGTACGAGACGGCGGTTTGAATCAGACGCTCCGCTTGCTTCTTCATGCGGCATACTCCGTCTTCACCGCCAGCGTCGCCGCCTCGATCTTTGCCGTCAGCCATTTTTCAACGTCCCCCACGATTTCCGGCAGGGCCTTGAGCGCGGCGGCGCCCATGATCTCAATAGCGCGGAGCTTCGCCATTTCGAACGCTTTCCCGGCGTTCTCCCCGCTCCACTCGCCGCTGTTCTTCAGCGTCAGGACAAAGGTCTGCAACACTTCCGCCACAGCCGTCACCACAGCGTCATTAGCCCTGTCAAAATACTTGTCCAACTTTGCGTTTTTAGTCCTGGTCTTGATATACTCCGTCAGCGCGGATATCGCAGTAGCAACAAAGGGTATCAGCACAGTAGTGATAAGCGCCGGAACAGCAATGTTAAGAATCTCAGAGGTTGTCATATGTATGCTCCTTTCTTGTTGTGGGTGGTGTAGGTTTGTAATGATAATTGTTGAATTGGTTGACTTGAAACACTTGCACAACGCATCTTGACAGATTGTGCGCCATCTTCATTGCATCATCCATGGGCTACCTCCGTATGTTGAATTGGTGGACTACCTGCTGATGAAATCTATCATGGAGAATAGGAAATTTCCGAACAGTTCTGTTCCCATCTTAATAACATCGGCGCTGTACTTCGTGCCGTATGTGTGGATTATTTCCAGAATCATTGAGTAAAAAATGCCGTCAATGTAGTATGCTTCATTGAAAGCTGTAGGCCACTGGTTGTTTTCTAAAAAGCCATACACTAGATTGGCGCTATATGAAATACCTCTACGCTTCCAAACATCGGACAGTCGCCGAATAACACTCGTGTACACCCGCTGTATATCGAGATTTGGCGTATTGATATACGATAAATTCTCATCATCGATACCCATATTGTGAAAGTCGATATACATCATGGTATCCTGGTTTGCTGCTAGCCAATCGCGTAGTATTTGAGCCTCAAGCTCAGAATGTACTGCGGTACCCTTATCTGCGTCTGTCGCTGCGTTGAATAGGAAGTCAAAATTACGATTGAGGTTCACACCATGCAGATTGTCTCTGGTGTTCGCGTTGTAGCCGCCCGGATTGGAAACGGGTATAATTTTAAACTGAACACTTGACTTAATCGCTGCCATAGTTTCATCGGTTGATAGTGTTGAAAACATTTGTGTAAAGAAGTGTAGGAGCTGCCACGCGGTAGTCTTCTCATCACCGTGTAAACAAGCATTTATGAGTATAGTCGGAGGCGGAATTAACTTTTTATTTGCAAGCCCCTCTCCGTTCTCAAATGGTGATATCGTATACTCATAAATTGGTAGCGTGGCATCGGCCGTATTATTAGCGTCACCACCATTACCAAGCAGGTTCCGTGTTATGCTGCCAGAATTAGCGATCCTCAATGTCTCCCACGCTGTGTATACATCGGTGATTGTTGACGCAGTCATAGCCGCCCCTACGACACCCGACCAAGCATCCGAAATGAAAAGCTTATTAAAATTACCGCTGATGTACGGTTTTACAATCGGTACACCGGAGTTTTTTTCTTCGATTCTTACCTTGTTATTGAATAGAGTAACATCAGTGATTTCCCTCTCATCAAGATATTTGCTGATGAGTCTTATGTAGCAGTCGCAGTCAACAAAGTACTCTCTAAAATAACCACCACTCCGAATAAATGTTTTGTTGCGAGAATACTTGAAGACATAAAAACCAGATAGAAGATCGTTTTCATTGAAAGAAAGCCGTGTGCCTTTTTTTAGGAGAATGAAGTCTGTTCTGACACGTGAAGATTCGTTTGTCGATGAGTTTGCGCCTGTATTGGTACTAATGTTGCCATTGATCCATGAATTATGAAAATAACCGTTAATAAATTCGCTAATTTGATCATCATCACTGTCATATTTGATTTTCATATGTTACTCCCTTACGAATCTTTATAATTAATCATCAGTCCAGAAGAAGCTGATATGGCAATTACTCTTAAGTTATCAATTTCGCTTCGGGATTCAAGCTCGAAAATGGTACCAGCATCGATTTTCATGCCGGTTGTCGCTGTCGGTTCGGTGCCATCCAACCAAATCCTGATGTCCTGATCAGTAAAGACATCTGCCTTGGTTGCATTTGTGGGGATTCCTGCGGCACCGGCGGACAAGGCGACAGCCGCGCTTACCGTTACGTTAACTATGTCGTGTCCGACGCTGATCGGTGATTTCATATTGAGGCCTCCTTAAGTTGTATTATGTTTTTACTGTTGACGAAGGTTGAGTATCAATAAATTGACATATATACAGGATGAATGTAAGATGTAGGAAGCTGATATTAAGGAGCGATGTAATGAATATCATTATTGAGCAATTGGATAATTCGGAGGCAAGCTACAGCAGATTTGTAAAATACATATATAAAGTCGAAAAGCTGTTTCATACCCCATTAAGTGCCCAGGGGGATTTAGATGTATTCGCTAGAAAGTGGTTAAGTAAAGCCATTGTGTTAGTCGCTGTTGATACTGACACCGGTATAATTTGCGGGTCAATGGTGACGTATGCAAATGACCTTGAAACACGCAGGGCATTTACAACACTTAAGGTTGTTTCAGAGGGATACCAAAGAAACGGTATTGCAAAAATGCTGAGGGCTAAGATGTGTGAAATCGCGAAAAATGAAGGAATGACCGTTATGAGAGGAAAAACACACAAGGACAATATCGCTTCAATAAACGATATTATTCAAGCTGGCGGGCGTCATGTTGGATATATCGAGGATAAAAACAGTATTAACTACGGTGATTTAATCTTCGAGATAACGCTGTAAACACTTACTCGTGATTAAGATTCACTCTCTAAAACGTGGGAGCAATGATATGAAAGCAATTATCAACGCCGACGATTTCGGTATACATAATGAAGCAAATCGAGCTATTACAAAATGTTTTCAAGACGGTATCATAAACAGAACGACAATAATGGTTAATAAACCATATACCGATGAAGCTGTTGAAATGGCAATCCGCGGCGGCTTTTTCAATCAGGTTGGTCTGCATCTGAACCTGTCTTCAGGCACGCCCCTGTCTGCAGAATGCTTTGATTCCGATCTGTGCGAAAACGGCGTTATGACAAGATCATGGGCAAAAAAGCCTTTTATTTCAGAGAATACACGTAAGGCAATCCGTTCAGAAATAAAAGCTCAGATGCAAAAATACGTAGATTACGGGTTTACGCTTATGCACATTGATTCGCATAGGCATATGCACACAAAAGGCGCTGTGATCAAGATACTGAAACCCCTTTTAGAGGAATATGGTTTTACTTCGATTCGGATTTCAAGGAACATACCGCCAAAGGCGATCTCGTTTGTCAAAGCCATATTAAAAAAACGTTTCAACGATGGTTTGCGTAAACTCGATATGCAGACAACCGATTATTTTGGTTCGAAGAAGGATTTTGAGGCATGGACGCAGCGCTCCGGTGTCGTTGAAATCATGGTCCACCCTAAGTTTACCGACGCTGGCATAATTGCAGATGATAAAGACAAAATGCTTGATACAAAATGGTTAGCTGACCAAGGTATCGAGTTATTAATTCTAAAGTAACTGATGATTATCCTATCAGTCTACTAATCGTTGTTGGCTGTATGCCAACGCTTATAAGATAGTCGAGCATATAAACAAACACCGAGGTTGGACACTCGTCACCTGTCGGAACATCAGCAAATTCATGACAGTAAAAAATGGGCATTGCTCCATGTAGAATTGCACGGTCGATAGCTTCTTTTACTATTTGGTCAGTGCTTGTGCTACCCATAGTTAAAACAGAATCAATACGATATGGATCATATATCGGCCTAGGCTGCGGTGCGACACCGGTATAACTTGCTCTCCGAGCAGACAAGATTCCCGATTCTCGTGCCGCCAGTACAACACTGTCATTCATCTCCCCAAACGGATAAGCCAGATGCCTTGACGCTCTTGTCCACCCACGCGCCTCAAGCCAATCAGTACAATATGTGATTTCCGCAACGGCGTCTGCGTATGGTATATCACGTAAGTGGGCATGCGACTTTGTATGGTTTCCCAAGTCCCATCCAGCATCGTACATTTTTTTCAGCTGAGCTTCGGTCATATAGGAGCTTGTTCCAACACGGTCTGGGATAACATACATCGTGCCGAGTAAGCTCCGTTTCAGCATCTGCGGAAATGCAATCTCATATGCAGAGGTGCGCGCATCATCAAAAGTGATGAGCGCTTTTGATTTTGTAACCCGGTTTAGATTAATCTGGCCCCAGGAAAAAAACGTCAGCTGTCCAACTGCCGGCGTGTATCTCAGCCGCATCCGTATCATCGTGTTTTCCCAGGTCTCTCCTGAATCTGCCGTAAACTCAGATGCGGGTATAATAATCAGATTTTTGCCCTGATGCAGCCTTGTGCCGACAGGATTAGCTTGCATGAATTTCGAAAAATCTACTGTGGAAGAAATCATGATTTTAACCGTTCCACTTGCGAATTTATCCATATTGTCAATAAAAATTGGGAATACAAATACGTCGCTCGATGAAAAGGTTTTCGAGAATGTATAAGTGATATAAACAAAAGCATCACTGGTATTGCTTACCTTGATTGCCGAAACACCGTTAATGATGTGACTTGGAACTGTATCAAGTTCCATAATACCGTTGCTTACCGTCCACCCTGTTAGGGATGTCATCGAGGAAAATACCGTGCCGTCGCTGAAAACATCATCAGGGAAAGCGGGATTATCAGCAACACGTTTTTCAAGTAGCAGGTCACCCAATTCCCTGATTTGCTCATCATCGCTGTCATATCTGATTTTCATATGTACCTTCCTTACGCATCCTTGTAGTTGATCATCAGGGCGGCGGATTCGGAAACGGCAATCGCTCTGATGTTTTCTATTTCGTTTCGGGATTCAAGCTCGAAAATGGTACCGGCATCGATTTTCATGCCGGTGGTTGCTGTCGGCGCTGTTCCATCCAGCCAGATTCGGATATCCTGATCTGTGAATATATCAGCTTTCGTCGCATTCGCTGGGATACCGGCGGCACCGGCGGATAAACCGAGGGCCGTACCCGCCGTCACACTCAGGGAATCGTGCCCGACACTGATCGGTGATTTCATGTTGGTCCTCCTCAATTTGTAATAGAGACGGTATGCTGACTGCCTTTTAGCAGCACCTTATAAATCCGCAGAAGCCAATACCTTGCCGGGGGATATGGTCAGCAACGCGTCAGAAAGGCTGTGTGCTGTTTTTATTGCTTTAATCCCGCCAAATAAAGCTGCTTCTAACGTAAAGCCCGTTAGCAAAGCGCCGCCGTTAACCGAATATACCCCCCAATCGCTCCCCGGAGTTGTTATGGTGGGTGATGGAATTCGCATGCTGCTTAGAATGCTGCCAGCTGCAAACGTGATATAGTCAGGCGTTACAAATGCCGCTCTATAAATACCGGCAAGGTCTTTTAAAAAACGTTGGCATAACGAAAGCTGCTCCCCGTAATCGGCAGGCGGGTCGTACGCCAGGGTAGAAGCCGTCCCTTTTTCCAGCTTAACGGTCTTGATGGATATGCAACCGTTGGCCGTCGCGCCCATAATCCCTACCCGAAATTTCAACGATGTGTCTATAGTTGTATAGCTCCCGGTTACTGTTGCTGTCGTATACTCTAACGACGCCGGAAGTATAATAAACACGGGGCTGTCCGCGCTCGATGCATCCCCATTTTTGGTAATCCACAGATACGCCGGGGTGCTGCTGCTGTAAACAACCGTCAATGTCATGACCTCGCCGTTATAGCTGGCGGGTGTTTCAAGCAGTTGGTTTATGCTGATATAACCATTAACCTTATTAAGCGTGACGCATTTGTTATCAGAATCCACTGAAAGGTACGACATCCCCGCCATTTCCAGCTTCCAGCGGTCTATTGAATAACCGTTAGCGGTGTACATAAGTTGCCTGCGCTGGTTGACCGGATTGCGAAAGTCCCAATTATGCAGGATATTTTGCCGCGATTGAGAGAGGAAGTTAATAACCTTTTCAACCTCGGCGCCAGGGTAGGCCCCGGCCAGGGCAAGCAGTGTATCAAGCTCCGGTGTCAATGTATTGTTGATATAATTTTTTATATCGGCGCCCGCTTTATCAAACCTTTCTTTCAGCTGCGCTGGGGCCTCGGCGGGGTAATTGCTCAGCTTGGATACATTCTGCATATCCGCCGTCAGCTTTGTCAGTGCCATCCTTACCTCACATATCCCGTCTGCCGGACCTTGACAGACGCATTCAAAACAGTAGCCGTCGTGTTGTTTGAAACGGTGCTGAAGATCAGCTTGTACCAGGTGAAATTCCTGACCTTGATTTTCCGCCGCTGGGTCTGCGGCTTATCGTTGACATTGAAGGTAAAATGCTCAAAGCTTAAATCCAGAAAATCAAAGAAGGCCTGCGATACCTCGCCGGTATGGCCGGCAATGACCGTTTCGTCGTTGTAATCGTTCTGCTGATCCGTCTGTATCGTGACATTGACGTTCGCGTTATCCTCCGGCTTCAGCACAATCCAGATCGTATCCGAATATTTCCTGGTAAAGGCGGCGCCAAAGTCCATGCTGCCGCTTTCCCAATAGCATGTAATTGCCGCGCCGTCGTCGTGCATATACTCCCGGCTGACGTGCCGCAGGTCGCCGTTGCCCGTCCCGTAATACAGCTCGTTGTTGTGGACGATCATACTGACGGCGGGAAAATCCCGGTAGATATACCAGGCGCCCGTTTCGGTATTCTGGACAACCGCGATGCCGTTTTGCACCACATAATATTCGTGGTTCGCCTTGTCGTAAAACGCCAGGGCGCGCTTTATGTCCATTTCCTGCAGCGTTTTCGTCACTTTCTTTGAGATGCGCTGCGCGTTCCGCTGGTCCGAGGAGATGGTGCCGGAGGCTGACGTGGCAATCCATTCGTATATGGCATTACTGTCCAGCGTCCGGGGATGGTTTTCAACCAGGACAGCCTGACCATAACCTTCCGAGCCAATGCCCTTGTTGATGGCCAATACATAAAAGCCCGCCGTTACCGTGCCCGATACAAGCGTGATGGCGTCATACCGGACGCTGTAAGCCGAATCCGTCTTGAACGCCAGCAAGCGGTCGTAATGCCGGACCATGCTTGTCAGCGGCGCGCCGGATTCTCCGAAATGGATCACATTCAAATCGGGGAAATAATCGGCCCGCGCCTTCCCGTTATAATCCAGGTCACTGTAAAACGCTTTGTTGGTGCCGTCGCCGTAGATGAAGATTCTATTGTCGCTGACGCCGTTATAAAATTCCGACCGTGTCATTTTTTCGAGCTGCAGGCGCAGGGGGCCTGATACCGCCGGCTTTACCTCGTATTCAATCTCGCGGGTGCTTGTACCGGCAGCCGGGGCCGTCACAAAGGTCACCGTACCGCTTATCAGGTTTACGGTATAATCCGTCGTCAGCGTATACGTCGCGCCGGTTGCTGCGTTTTTAATCGGGCCGATAACCGCCAGGTCCTTTTCCGGCAGCTGAAACGTCGTCGCTGTACCGTCCGGGGATATCCGTATTCGCCGCTTGCCGGTCAGCATATTGACGCGCTGCAATGCGGTTCCGCCGCCCGCGGGCGGCACGGCTACGGCCACAAGGGGGACATACCCGTTCACTTCTGAAAACGTGGTGCCGTCCCACACGTAGTATTTATACCCGTTCATGACATACAGCTTTTCATCGAAGCTGAACATGGTAACATTCTGCGTTGTGTCCATGACGCCGATCTGCGTCTTGGTCCATACGGAGGCAGCCGGGTCCGTTACCGTAAGATTGCCGTTGATGTCATACTGTATGTATTTGTCGCACCAGGCTTTTGCGTCGGCATCGCTTTTCCCTTCCACAAGTGCCGTGACATCAGCAGCGAGCATTTCATTTATTTGCGTTTCTGACCAGCCGGACGCTTGCTGATCTCCGATTGACAGGGTATAATCCGCCGCCGTTTCTGTCGCTGCCCCTAAAGCTGATATCATGTCAAACATGCCGGTACCTCCGTACCAGGCAATAGAAATATTTGTGTACGGGGCAACGTCTTTAGCTAACATAAACGCAAGGGGGGTGTCGGTTGTTCTAATAATTGCTCGGTAATAATACCGTTTTCCCGATGTAATGCTGATATTCTTTTTTGCTATATACGCATATTGCGCCGTAGGAGTATAGCTGGCGACGCCGTTTGTTACGGTAAGTGCCGTTGTGTCTTTTGTTTCAAATCCGGTTGTACCGTCAGAAAACCGACTATTTGCAAAAAGGCTTGTAATAGGGTTCTTTGCGACGGCCCAAAGGTAGCCGCTGCAAGCCGCCATAATGCGCTCGATGCCGCCAACCCTGCCGGACCACAAAGCCCGGACCGTGCTGTCTGAAAGGTTCGGGGTGCAGTTTACCCGGTAGAAATTCCAGTTGTATACGTAACCGTCGTCAATTTCAACAGCCCTGCCTAAATAGGTATAGCCGATTACATGTCCTTGGGTTTCCTGGGGCAATATCCAGACAATTTTGTATATAGTCGGGTCGCTTGTATAGATGGATTCGCCAACAACAAACTTTTCCTGCGCGGCAAATGGATTAGTCGTACCAACTAATACAACCGTTGAGGGGGCCACACTCAGAACGCCGCCGCTGATACCGACGCTGCCGTATGCGGGGAACGAATTACTTGAATAGGCAACAACGCTCCGCACCGGCTTTGTGGTGCTATCAAATTTGATATAGCCGCCCGTTACCTCGGTTCCTGTAGGCGGCAGCGTTTCCAGTTCGCCCAGCGCGTAGACAGCGCCGGTTGCGTCGTCGCGCCAATACTTCCCGGTATGACTGGCGATATTGTCCTTATTAACCGTCACCGCCGCGCCGGACAGGGTAATGTCGCCGTTTTCCGTGACGGCCGCGTTTGGATAGCATGTAAATGTCGCTTGAGTAACCGCGCTTGTTTCCGTTTTGACGGTTGTTTTCGCCGTGTCGGTGACGAGGTCATAAGCCGACCCCGGCGCAATATTATGTATCTTCTTTGTTCCCGGTCGTTTTTGTAGCCCGCCGTCGTTGGTGATTCTGAAATTCGTCATGGCCGACGCTTCCCCCATACGAAGATTCGTATCGCCGTCGCCGGATTCATTGACCCCCAGCCACTTGTCAATGATATGAATGTGGTCGCTGTACGTTTTCGGTATCTGCGCCATTCTAACGCCTCCAATCGCTATAAAGGATAATACGGTTTACCGATATACGGACCCTCATAATCACCATTCCCCGAGCTTTCCGCCGGCGCAGGGCTTGCTGCAGCGATGCCGGGCAGCGCGCCATAACAATCGGCGATGCGCTCCCATTCGGCCGGAATGTTGCGAAGCCGTGCCAGCTTTTCATGGTATTTCTGTTCGTGTACGCTTGCCAGCGCGGGATTTTCATTGACAAACAGCAGGGCTGTCACGCCGTGGACAAGCACGCCGCGCGCCAGCGAATCGTCAAGATCAACGGGTTCCGACAGGCTCGTCAGGAATCTTGGGACAGGGCGGCCCGCCGCTGCCGCCGCACCGGCGGCATAAGGGTAAAGCTCGGGCAGACAGCTGTTGATCATGTGAACGATGCGGCTTTTGTATTCGGCGTTCTCCCCGGTATCCGCAATGCCATTGCCGCCGGAAACGGCCAGGTTGTCCGATAGCGCCATAACCATTTCAAATATCTGCATTCCCGTGGTCGCCATTTCGTACCTCCTTCAGCTGCTTGTATCCGGCTGCTGCCGCCCGCACACAGGCGGCAGCAGCCGTTTTCAATCTTTAGGCAACAGTGTAAGTAAACTCCAGGATCGGGCTGTTCAGCAGGCCGGTCTTAAAGGCATGCGCCCGGACCGTGTAAGTCCCGGGAACGGTTGCCATATCCGGCTTGGCGCCGGCGTTATACGTCGCCGCAGTCCCCGAGGTTTTCGGATTGCTGCCGTCCGTCGTGTAACGGATGGTCGCGCCGGCGGTGGTTGTTGCGAAGGTCAGCTTGCCGGCAGTCGTTGTCCCGGCATCACCGGTCGGTCCGGCGCAGACCTTTCCGGCGTCGGCGGCATGGACGAAGATACCGTTGACCTTCGCGTCCAGCACAAAGGCGTCGTGATAAAACCGGCATTCGCCCACATCGGCGTCGTAGCCCAGCGGACTCTTCTGCACCCGCAATGTTTTGAGCTTGATCGGGTCCACCGTGGCGTCCTTGTACTTGATGATAAAATTCACACCGGCGGGCATGTAGCTGTCCACCACCGGAACCACATCCATACCGTCGATACGCCCGACGACGCCGTTTTTGATGACGCCCTCACCGAGGGAATCAATCCCCATAATCTCACTGGAGAGCTTCGTCTCGATGTATACCGATTCGGAAATCAGCAGCACCCGGTTCTTCTTCGGCACCAGCCTGTTGCTCATCTCGGCGCCGGCCTTCATGATGGCCCGAAGCGCCGTACTGCTGGTGAGCGCCGTCGTATTCAAAAGCCCCAGCCCAGACCCATTGGCCCACACCTTCAGGCGGTACATATCAATGGCCGGCGTGCAGACCTCGTCCCAGTTGGACTTGAGCTGCTCGTTGCAGTGCTTGATGTTGTACTGGTCCGCCGCATTGCCGTGGTCGATGGAGAAGGTGAAGGATTTGTCCTGACCCATGGTCAGGGTCTGGATGGTATCGCCCAGCTCGCCCACAGTACCGAAGCGGCCGCCCTCGGAGGTGCGGCAGTAATCGTTGAGCGTCACCTTGTCGACGGTATAGATTTTAATGCTCTGGGCGCCATCGAAATCAAATTTCTTGCCCGCATACGCCTCGGTGACAGACTGCCCCTTGAAGCGTTCGGAAACAAGAGATGAGTATTTTGTCGTCAGATTAACGGACATAATGTGCCTCCTTTAATTATTGTTGTACCAATCATCTTCGATCTCGCCACGGGGCCGCTGCCCCCCGGCGGTGGCGCGTGAGCCCGCGGTTTTCATCCTGTTTTCGAGGTTTTTACACTGAGCGTCAATTTTTTCCTTCAGCCGCTTGTTTTCATAGCTTTGATACGCCGTCAGCAGCGGCTTGCCGGCCTTTACGGCGTTCCACACCTCCTTTGGAATCGTCTGTGGGTCCACCGTCCCGTATTCTGCGAGGAATTCGGCAACCTCCCGGTTGCGGCGGTCGGCGGCAGACCTTTCGCCGATGTTTCCGGGTGAATCCTGAATCGTTGCTGATAAGCGCCGCGGGGTGCCGGTCTCGCCTCCCGGTGCCTGTGTCAATGCCGTTGTCCCGGGAGATGCCGGCATGACTGGTATCGACAGCCCCATCGCCCTGCTTGCCTTACCGACGAAGTCTTCGAGGCTCTGCCCCGACTTTTTTGCCAGCTCCTCCAGAACGGTCAGATAACCGCTGTTTTTTCGGAGCTCGCCGGACAGTGCGTCGGTGCGGCTTCGGATTCGGTCGTAATCCTTGCCTTTTTGCGCCAGCGTGACCAGTTCGTCCTGTGAAATGTCGAGCTCCTGCCCCATGTACTTGAGCCGGAAGCTTTGGTTGGCTTCCTGCGCTTTCGTATCGGGTTGCTTTTCATCAACACCTGTGTCCCCGTCGTCGTCCACCGGCTCGCCGCCGTTATCGTCAGGTTCTATGGATGTCCTGCCGTCCAATCCGTCACCATACCAGTCGTCTCTGATCTGCTGTTCGCTCGGCTCCATATCGCCAGCGCTCTCTTCATTGGTCATTTCCAGTGCTTTTTCCTCGTCCATAACTGCTCCTTTCGCCTTGCCGGCGTTATCCGCCTGTGGTGGGGCGGTTTTTACCGCCTGTGGTCGGGCGGTTCTTTGTATGATGTGAGACTTGAATATATTGCGCAGGGGCGAACCCGACACTTGATGTGTCTCCTGTCCTTGATGTTCGGGGACGGGGAACCCGTCCCCGACGCCTGTCATCGTAGGGGACGCCGTCCCGAGCACACCATGTCATTCCCGCCGCGCCTGTCATTCCCGCGAAGGCAGGAATGCACATCTGTATATCAATGCTACCTCCCCGGCGGCGCCTGTGCGGCCGCCAGTGCCTTCCGGGCGATCTCCGGCAGCGCGTTCATTGCCTGCAGCGGCTTTACTGCCGCAGCCGACGGTGTTCCCGGCAGCTGTTGCGTCTTCGCCGGGTTGCCGGCGGCTTGCAGCCCAGCCGTGTTCAGCAGCCCTCCCGCAGGCGTAGGCGCCCCCGCTCCCGGCAACCCTGCCGGCATCTGCGGAAGACCCTGCCCCGCAGGATTGCCGCCCGCCTTCTCCTGCTCCGCCTTTTCACGGGCACCCAGGATTTTGTCAATCAGCTCCTGCTTCTTCACGATATAACCCTCCGGCACCCGCTCCAGGTAATCGATCAAATCGATTTTCCCACGCATCATTAAATTGTCCAGCGTCTGCATCGACGCTATTTCAGACCAGTAGGACGAGGCGCCCACATCCAGCTTGAGCGATAGGCTTGTTTCCTTCAGGGCACCGAAGTCAAAGGCCTTCGTCTTTTCCTCCGGGGCTGCTTCCCCGCTCTCTGCGGCAGCCGGTTCCCTGTCCGTGACCTGCCGTGTTCCGTAATACGCGCCCATAAAGTCGATGTAAATCCGCCCCAGGTCCTCCAGGCTCTGATACAGGTTTTGCCGGGTAAGCTCGTTGGGAACAGCGGACGCCTTCTGCAGGGCGATAATGGCCGAGGTGTTTTCCGGGCGGGCGTCGCCCAAGGCCACGTTTGTCGCCCCCAGATGGGCCTGGGTATCGCTGACGGCCATCTGGATAAACTGGGCAATCTGGGGTGAAATCTGCGCCGGGTCGATGATTTTCGCAACCCCGCTCACGTCCCCGCCCACAACCGGGATGGCTGCGCCCACGCGGTTGTCCCATTTGGCGACGCGCGTTTTGTCGTAGACGATTTTCGGGTACGCCGTGGTCATCAGGCTGATCATGCTCATGGCATACAGCTTGTTGATAAATATCTGGTTGGGTATAAGTCCCGTGATCATGGCCATGCCGTGATAGCTGTCCTGTATGTAATCCCAACAAAGCCAGGTGACAGGGTATGTGGACAGTCCCGTATCCCAGGCTTCACGCACCTCGGAGGTCCGGGTACATTCATAAGCCCACACCGTGCCCGTATCGGCGTTCCTCCAAAGCTTCAGCAGCACCGTCGTCATCCCGTCGGACATGTCGGAAAGCTCCGTCGTCACATGCCGTTCATCCGTATCACCGGTTATGCCCTCCCAGTCCCGGGCGCCGGTCTCCCTGGCTCTCTTCCGGACCGCCTCCGTCATCTCCCGGCTCGAAATAATGATGTAGGGTTGCTTCGCGACGCGCCGGTCGCTGGTATTGCCGAAAAAAACGCGCGTGTTTTCGATGATCTCCGTGACGATCGCCCCCCGGGAAGCCTGACCTGTTTCCGCGTCCGGGTCCCAGTAGGTGTAGGTACAGCCATCGCCGTCCACGGCGGCGTTCCGCATAAACTCACGGATGAGCGCGCCCATCTTATTGACCTCGAAAAGCCGGTCAAATTCGTCGTTGACGGCGTCGGTGACCTCTTTGGTTTTTTCTGACCCCGGGCCCGGCATTTGTGATACACGCATTTTCAGGCAACTGGAGGTGATGCCCGCGACGGTGAAAAGCACGACGCGCTTCAGAAAGTTGAATACCGGCGTGGGCAGCCCACCCGACGCAACCCCTTCCCACTGCTTCCCGATGAAAAAGTTTTCGTTGGTTTTCACCGTTTCAAACAAGCCCGTCTGCGTTTTGTAGACAAGCCCTTTTTCGTATTCCTTCCATACGGCATGGCACGTTGCAAACTCCGTTTTACTTACCTTCCGCATTGACGGCCCTCCTGCCTGTTTCAAAATCATAAGACAAGATGCTGGCAATCCCGTCGGTAAAGCGCTTTTCGGCCAGCTTTTCCTTCAGCCGCTCGTCTTCTGCCGCGTCCGGTTCTCCGGGTTCCGGGGCGGCCAGCGCCTCTAAATGCTGCCGCAGCATGTCCAACTCCCGGTGATAATCGGCTATCCGCACCGTCAGCCTGTCCAGACGCCGACCCGCCGCCTTCTCCTGCCGGTCAATTCTCCTGTCCAGCGAAGCGCAGCACGCCAGCAGAATCAGAAATAGCACGTCCAGTGTCACAAGAATGATGATTTCCATGTTTATTGCCTCCTTTTTAATGTGGGGGCCGTGTCTTCCGGCCCGCCGCCATTTCCCCTGTCTCTAAGGCTCCCCCTTGGGGAGCTGGCATTTGCGAAGCAAATGACTGAAGGGTTCTTCGCCAAAGCTTCCGCCGTCTCGTCGTTCCTATGTCTCCGTAGGGGCCGGGTCAAACAGCCCTTCCCCGGCAAAGGACTTCCGCACCCCTTCAATACCCGATATACCCCGCTTCCAGCGCGCCGCCCGTCATAAAGCTGTGATAAGCCGCCGTCCGGCTGTCGTCGGCTGATTGCTCCGAAGCCGGCCCCGTCCTGGATATACAGAAATACCGGAGCGCATCCACCGTATGGGTAATTTCATGGGGCTGTACGGCGCAGTCGCTTGGGTTTGCTTCGTCCGCCTGAATGGCCTGGAGGTCGCCGATCAGCTCCCGGCAGATATCGAAGACCAGCAGGCCCGGCTGTCCGTCAGAACGGTGCATCAGCATTTCCTTGATCATCAGATGCCCCTGCACCCTGCCGCTGTCGGATCGCAGCAGCGGCACACCGCAGGACGCAAACAGCTCCGACATGCTCCGGCCGGTATCCTTCTGCCGGCTCCATATATCTGGCGGGGCAAACGTTGTTATAATCCGTTCTCCCGGCAGCGTGCTTTCCAAAACGGTACGTGCCGCCTCCGAAACAATCAGTCCGGAGATTTTAAGTTCCCGGTAAACGTAGCACCTGCCCGAGGGGTCAATGGCTGTCCACAGACAGGCCAGCATGTCCAGTCCGTAGTCGATGGACCGGTACCGTGCCCAGCTATCAGGGATCGGGAACGGGCGGATCACATGGGTATCACTTCTAAACTCGTTGAAATAAGCCCCCGACAGCGCGTCCCAGTCGCCATAACGGTAAGCCCGGCGCAGGCCTTCCGGCAGGCTCGACAGCATATTCACATAAGCGGGCGAGGATTTCCTCAGGTGCGTGTTGTCCTCGACGGTGGCAAAAATAAAGGTATAGTCGGCGGGATCTTCGTTTTCCTCAGGGTTGACGCTGCCGGTCCTGAACGCCTTGTCGATGAACAGCCGCTTGACCCAGCGGTGCCCGATGCCGCCCGGGTTGCAGGTGATGTAAAACCGCTTTGGGATATCGCGCACACCCCGGAGGCAGGCGCCCAGATACCGGAATTCCCGTTCGGTGAACTGTGTGGCCTCGTCCATGAAAATCCAGTCATACTCCTGTCCCTGGTATTCCTGCTCGGCGGTCGCGCTCTGGTAATGCCCGAACTTGATCACCGAGCCGTTCGTAAAATACAGGGTGTGCAGCCCGCCGTTATACGTCGCCATACGCGGCGGTACGGTCTTCAGGAGCGGTTCGATATGGTTTTGCTGCAGCTCCGGATACGTCCGCCGGACGATCAGGATCCGGATACCCGGCCAGCGTACCGCGCCGCCCACAGCTTTCGTCCGGATCGCATGGGTCTTGCCGCCGCCCTTTGCGCCGCCGTAGGCGGTATACAGCGTCCGGCTTAGATAAAACTGCTGCTGCTTCGGGTTTGAATCGCCCAGGTCCAGCGCGGCTGCGTCACGGGCCGGCCCGGCAGCTTTTCGTTTGCTCATACGCAATTACCTCAAAAAAATAGAGCCAGACGCCTGCACGGGGGGGCTCCCCAAACAGTCCGTAGGCTCTAAGGCTCTCTGTATTCAGTTATGATGCTCCGTTTACCGCCCCGCGGCCTTTGTCCCGATTTCCAGCAGGACCGGCTCCCGGCAGGTTTTGCACCAGATTTCAATGCCGTCCGCGTGCCCCCCTTTCAGTATCCGGCATAAACGCTTGTGACAGCTTGGGCACACAGCCTCGTTCAGATTTATGACAGCTTTCATCTTGCGTCGCAT